GTAAGCCGTTTCGCGCGCCCGCGCTGGGGACTACCCGTGGCTGAGCGGCCCCCGGCCCGGATGGCCGGATTCCAGACCTACGAGTCCGACGCCCAGCTGGCCGACCTCGCCGAGCACCCGGACAACCCCCGAGCAGGCGACGACGACGCCGTAGCCGAGTCGATCGACATCAACGGGTTCTACGGCGCGATCATCGCCCAGCTGTCGACCCGCCGCATCCTGGCCGGGCACACCCGGCGCCGCAACCTCCTCGCCGCGGGCGCGACCACCGGGCCCGTGCTGTGGCTCGACGTGGACGACCGGGCGGCCCGCCGCATCCTGCTGGCTGACAACCGCACCGCCGAGCTGGCGGCGTGGATACCGGGCAAGCTCGCCGACGTGCTCGCCGCGATGGGAGCCGACATCGAGGGGTCCGGGTTCACCGAGGCCGACCTAGCCATAGCCATCGCGCAGGCCGGGGACGCCGCCGGGCAGTCCCGCGACTACAACCCCGGCCGCGTCGGGTCGGTGCTGGTGATCCACGCGCCCGTCTCGGTCGTCAACGCCTTCCGCAACATCCCGGCCGACGACGACGCCGCCCGGCTGGCGGTGGCGTGCAAGGCCGCGGGGACGCTGCCGTGAGCCTGTCGGTGCTGGCGTCCTACGCCTTCCCGAAGGACATGCGACCGCTGCCGCCCGGCCACCACCTCATGCTCGATTCCGGCGGCTACACCGCGTGGACGAAAGGGATCACCGTCACGGTCGACGGCCTGGCGGCCTGGTACGCCTCGATTCCCGCCGAGCGGTACGCCGCGCTCGACGTGCTCTACGACCCCGACGCGAGCCGCGCCAACGCGCTGGCCATGCGCGCCCTCGGCGTCGACGTGACCCCGGCCGTCCACGCGGGCACGCCACCGGCCGAGGTCGACCGGCTCGCCGCCGACGGCTTCACCACCCTCGCGCTGGGCGGCCTGGTCAACAAGCACAACTCGCGGCCCCACGCCGACGCCTGGGCGCACGCCTGCCTCGACCGGGCCGACGCCCACGGGATGAGCGTCCACGGGTTCGGGATCTCGCCCCACAACCCGGCCCGGTTCGGGCTGATGATGCGGTTCGCGTCGGTCGACACCTCCACCTGGCTGGCGGCCCGCTACGGCCGCGACACCCGGCTGTGGGACGGCCGGGCGTACGTCTCGTTCGACATGAACCGCGACCGCATGCGGATGGCTGCGGTGTTCCGCCGCTGGCCCGGCGACTGGACCGCGGCGCTCACCCGCCGCCGCGGCGGCGGCAACAGCCCCGAGTCCCTGCACGCCCTCCAGCTCGCCGGGGCCGCCTCGGCGCTGGCCTACGGCGACTGGCTGATGGACCGCGGGGGACCGCGCGTCTACCTCGCCAGCTACCTGTCAAACCTCGGCCCCGCCGACGACGCCCGGGTAGCCGCCCTGCTCGGCGCGATCGGCCCACGGAAGGAGTCCGCCGCATGACCACCGACACGCTGCCCGGAATGCCGCCCCCGGTCGGCCAGCCGCTGCCGCCCAAGCTGCTCGACCTGCCCCGGCTCGAGGCCGCCACCCGCCAGCTGCTGCTCGCGCTCGGCCAGGGCGACAAGCCCGAGGTGATGGCCGACACCCCGGCCCGCGTGGCGCAGCTCTACGCCGAGGTGATCAACCCGGCCGCCATCGACATCGAGATCCCGTGGAAGCTGTTCCCCAACGACACCGGGTATGACGACCTGATCATCGTGCAGGACGCCCACTACGTCTCCATGTGCGAGCACCACCTGGCCCCCGCGTTCGGCGTGGCCAACTTCGCCTACGTCCCCGGCGACTACCTCACCGGGTACTCCAAGGTCAAGAAGGCGCTGAACTACCTGGCCCGCCAGCCGTGCCTGAACGAGCGGCTGCTGGTCGACGCGCTGAACGCCCTGGAGCAGGTGATCGAGCCCAGGGGCGTGGCGCTCCAGCTCCGGTCGGTGCACTGCTGCCTGGCCATGAAAGCCAACGCGCCCGCGCAGGAGGTCGTCACCGTGCAGGGGTTCCGGGGCGTGCTGCGCAACGACCCGTTCCGCCGCGAGTTCATGGAGGCCACGTGGTCGCGCCCGCCTACGTTCGGGGCGTAGCTCCCGCCGCGTCCGAGCATGAGGCCGGGGTCCGCCTGTATCAGGCGCTGTACGGCTGCACGATGCACCCGGCCGGGCTGCTGCACGCCATCGCCGCGTGCCTGGACGCCGAGCTGGACGACACGTTCACCCTGGCCGGGGCCGCCACCCACGCCGCGGCCACCGCCCGGCAGGCGCTCGCCGACGCGAGCCCCGACCAGGCCTGGCGATACGAGGTGATGATCGAGCTATGCCGCAGGCTCTCCGCTACGCCGCCGTCATAGGCAAGGGCGGCAACTGCCCGCCCGCCGTCCGCGACCTCGCCGTCCGGGTCGGCCTCCAGCTCGCCGCGCTGCACCCCGCCGTGGTGCTGGTCTGCGGCGGCCTCGGCGGCGTGATGGACGCCGCCGCGCAGGGCATGACCAAGGGCGGGGGAGTAGCCATCGGGCTGGTCCCCGCCGGGCACACGCCCAGCGTCCACCTCACCTACGCGATCCGCCTCGGGCTGCCGCTGCTGTTCCGCGACATCATCACCGCGATGGCCGCCGACTTGGTCATCGTGCTGCCCGGCAGCCACGGCACCGTCATCGAGGGATGGGCCGCAGCCGACCGGCGGCTGCCGCTGGTCGGCGTCGGCGACCACTCGCGGTTCCCCTCGGCCTGCCTGCCGTTCACCGCGACCGCCGAGCCCGCCGAGCTGCCCGCGCTGGCGGCCCAGCTGCTCGGCCCCCTGGAGGTGGACCGTGCCGACCAAGGCCGCGACCTCGTGCCGTGAGCCCGGCTGCCCGAACGCGCGGCCCTGCGCCGACCATCCCCAAGGCTGGACCGAGGGCGGACGCGGCCGGGTCATGCCGCCCGGATGGAACGCGACCCGCGGCCGGATTCTCCGGCGGGACCGCCACCGCTGCCGCCTGTGCACGGCCAGGGCCACCGAGGTCCACCACACCATCGCCGGGTGCGAGACCGACGAGTCGCTGGTCTCGCTGTGCCATGACTGCCACGCGCAGATCACCGCAGCGCAGAGCCTCGCAGGCCGGGGGCTCGCACCGCCCCCTGGCTGGCTCCCCATGCCCGGCACACAGGGGCCAGCAGGCCCCCCTGTGCCAGTGCAACCCCCGGGCCGGCCGGAGGGCCACAGGCCCGCACAGGGCCGGGCCGCCGGGGCCCGGCAGCCCGGCCCGGCCCCCACGGGTGGGGGGGCACCCCCGCGGCCGGGGGCCGGGGGGAGCATTTCTTGTGCCGGCGCAACGCGCCGCAGGTTTCGGCCTTTTCCGGCATCGCCGGAAGGAGCCGAGCCGTCGCAGACGGTCGCGGTTCTCGAAACGCGACCGGATCTGAGGGACCGCGATGGGTGAGCGGGCGGAACCGCCCGCCCACGACCCCGGCACGACCAGCCGAGCGGCGCTCGGCCGCGTCGGCGAGCAGGCCGAGGCCCTGGCCGCCCAGTTCGCCGCCGCGATGGCCCCGCTGGTCGACGCGTACCTGCACGCCTGCGAGCGGGCCGCCGCCCCGCTGGACGAGTGGGCGCGCCAGGTCCGCGCCGCGCTGGAAGCCAGCCGGGGCGTCCGGGGCGAGCTGGGCGACCCGACCGGCAACCCGCCGGGGTTCACCTGCCCGATATGCGGGCGGACCAGCTTCCACCCGCGCGACCGGGCCGAGGGCTACTGCGGCGCGTGCCACGACTGGACGGGCCAGCCCGGTGGGTAGGCCCGGCCCCGCGCCAGCGAATAAACGAAACATTTTTTCGTTTAATCGGAACGGGCCCGGTGGGTAGGCGCGGCCCGGCCCCGGCACCGACGCGGCTCAAGCTGCTCAAGGGCACCGAGCCCGGCCGGATCAACACCCGCGAGCCCAAGCCGCTCGTCGGGCCGGTCGTCAAGCCCGAGTGGCTGTCGCCTCGGGCGTCGGAGGAGTGGGACCGGGTCGCGCCGCACCTGGAGCACATGCGGACGCTCACCGGGGCCGACGAGATGGCGCTGGCGGTCTACTGCGAAGCGGTGGCCCGGTGGCGCGGCCTGGCCGAGGTCGTGGCGAAATCCCCGCCCGTGATCCAGCGGGAGGGCATCCTAGTCAAGAACCCGGCCTACAGCCAGATCCGCGATGCGGCCATCGAGGTGCGGATGTACGCCCGCGAGTTCGGGCTGACCCCGTCGGCGCGGGCCGGGATCCGCGTGGAGCACTACCACCACGAGGCCGCCGACGCCTCGCGGCTGCTGACGAGTTAGGGAGGCACCATGCTGGACGACCTGCGCGCCGCGATCGACGCGGGCCGCAAGGAGGTGATCGGGCACCCGCTCTACGCCCGGCTGACGACCGAGACCGCCGTGGCCACCTTCATGGAACACCACGTCTGGGCGGTCTGGGATTTCATGTCCCTGCTCAAGTCGATCCAGCAGCAGCTGACCTGCACCGAGGTCCCGTGGGTGCCGACGAAGATGCCCCGGGCCCGGCGGCTGGTCAACGAGATCGTGCTGGCCGAGGAGTCGGACGAGGTGGGCGATGGCTACCTGTCCCACTTCGAGCTGTACCTGGCCGCGATGGCGCAGGCGGGGGCCGACACCGCCCCGATCACCCGGTTTATCGACCTGCTGCGCCACGGCAACTCGGTGCCGGGCGCGCTGCGCGAGGTGGAGCCCCCGGCCGCGGCCGAGGCCTTCGTGGCGGACACGTTCTACCTGATCGTGTCGGCGCCGCTGCACGCGCGGGCCGCCGCGTTCGCGTTCGGCCGCGAGGACCTGATCCCGGAGATGTTCGAGCAGGTGACGGGGGCCGGTCGGCTGTCGGTCTTCACCGACTACCTGGTGCGGCACATCACCACCGACGCGGACGAGCACAGCCCGATGGCGATGGCGATGCTGGGCGAGCTGTGCGGGGAGAACCCGGCGCGGTGGGCCGACTGCCAGGCTGCCGTGACGGGCGCGCTGACGGCCCGGCGGGCGCTGTGGGACGGCACCCTCGCCGCGGTCGATGAAGCGTGTGCTTAATGGCTGCACGGGTCACCGTCGCCGAGGCGACGGCGGCGTACCTGGCGCGCGAGGCCGCGGCCCGGGGCGGCGAGCTGCCGCCGCTGTGGCACTTCGCCATGAAGCTGACGGAGGAGGCGCAGGAGGCCGCCGACGCGTGGCACCGCACGACGGGCTGGTGCCGCCGCACCGACACCCTGGACCACGTCAGCGAGGAGCTGGCCGACACGGTGATCTCGGCCTACGCGATGGCGCTGCTGCTCGGCGTGGACCTGGACGCCGCGATCGGGGCCAAGCACGAGGTGCTGATGACCCGCCCCGTGGTCGACCGCGCATAATCCGGGGCCGGGGGCGGTCGAACAGCGGTGTTCTAAACAGCCTCCCGAGCTGGGCGAATCCCTATCTTTTCCGGCTGGTGTGGTTACCCCTAAGAGGGGTGTCGGAGTCCCCAGGACGCGCACAGAGCTGGGAGGAGGTAGTTCGGCACAGGGCGCGCGGCCGGTCGCAGTCCATAATCCGGCGGGCGGGACCGGGCCGCCCAGTGCACCGTTCAGCACAGAGCCCCGTGGCTCCCGACGTGCGGGTGATAGGTGCCCGGTCCCGCGCGGGTGACCTGGCCGGGGAGGAACCACCCACGGAACCACCCGGCCAGGCCACACCCCAGCATAGCCGCCGTGGGCGTGCACGCCGAGGGTGACCCCCCGGGCGCTGTGCGGACTGTGCTCTAGACGACACCAGTTCCGGGCTCAAAGCAGCGGGGCCAGCGGTTGGAATAGGTGTACGGCCACCCAGCAGGGGGGGCCGCCACCCAGGAAGGAACCACCCATGACCACCACCGACACCGCCACCACCACCGAGACCACCGCCACCCGCGCCACCTGGAAGCAGCACGGCCGCCCGACCGGAGGCTTTGAGTTCTTCGGCACCGAGGTCAAGACGCCAGCCACCAAGGCCGTGAAGGTCGGCAAGGTCGTAACCGGCCCGAACGGAATCACCCTGAAGGGCGCGAACGGCCGGGAGATCCGCGATGCGACGTTCGCAGCCGCGACCAAGTTCTGGGCCATCGTGCCAGCAGACGCCCCCCGCCAGGTGGACGAGCCCAAGCCCCCGAAGGCCGAGAGCACCCCGGCCGCCCCGATCGAGATCACGGCCCCCAAGGGCGGCACGCAGACCGTGCCCCCGATCAAGGACGCGATCGCCAAGGCGGTCAAGGAGTCCGGCAGCAACATCATGGCGATCAGCCGGGCGCACGGCCTGAACCCGGCCCAGATGCGCAGGCTGGCCCTGAACCAGGTGGCCAAGGTCGACCTGGTGCGGGCCGAGGCCATCGCCGCAGCCCTCGGGAAGCCGCTGGCCGACCTGTTCGGCGAGGCCAGCGACAAGGCCAAGGCCGCCCCCAAGCCGACCCCGGCCCCCGCGACCGAGGCCGCCCCCGCGACCGAGGCCGGTACCGGCGAGGTCGTGGACGGCGACACCAAGCCCCCGGCGGGCGTGGTCGTGCCCGAGGCCGGCCAGGCCGCCGAGTGACCTAAGTCACCAGCCCCCGCCCAACCGGGCGGGGGCCGACCCATTCTGGAAGGAACCACCCACATGCCTGCCCGCAATTCCAAGCCTGTTCGTTACCTGATTGACGAGACCGCCGTGCCGCCCAGGCGGCAAGAGGTCGTGACCCGCACCGAGAACGCCCTGGCGTTCTGGATGGGCGGCACGTATCACGCCGCCCGGCCCGACCACCGGGACGACGCCCTGCTCACCGGCACCTGGGCCGTGATCCAGCATCACGCGCCCGCCGACGCGGTGCCCGTGTTCATCCACTACGACCGCGCCGACGCGCCCCCGTTCCGGGTCGCCGAGCAGCGCTACACCCAGCTGGGCGATGCGATGGAAGCCGCCGTGCTGGTCGACCAGCGCGTGTTGCACCGGATCGTCGACCTGCTCAACCCGGACCCGTGGCAGCAGCAATGAGCCCCGACGAGCTACAGCTGCGCATCGCGCTAGTGCTGGCCATGCGCGAGCCCCGCTGCATGTGCGGGCACGTCCTGACGACCCACACCCGCCGACGCCTGATCTGCCGCACCCGCCGCTACTGCGGGTGCCAGGTCTGGAGCCCCCGGCCCCTACGGAAGGAACCACCCATGACCGCCAACCGCGCCAGCCGCGCACCGCTGGCAGCCGCCCGGATCGCCCAGGCCATCCGCCGCGACCCCGATTTTCCCGGCCAGGTCTACGCCGCCAGCGACCCGATGGAACCGGACGACGGCATCTTCCAGGTGACCGTCGACGGTCGCGGGTACTGGGTCACCGTGCGGGAGTGTGCCGCATGACCACCGTGCGGCCGATCCGCCGGGCGCGCCGCTGGGTGGCCCCCAACGGCGCGCAGGTCGACCTGACTCACGCCATCGCCACGAGCCGGAACGCGGGCCGCCCCGGCCTGCGGGACGGCGGGACCTGCGATGGCTACTGCCTCACCGTGACGCACCCGGCCAGCGGGTGCGTGGTGTCCGCCACCTACCTCGGGGCCACGGTGCCCGAGGCCCTGCTAGCCGCCGCCCTGGAGGCGGTCGGAGCCTACGAGATCACCGGCCTGCCCAGGCCGGGAGAGGAGGAGTGATGCCGACACCGGGCGGCCTGCCCAAGGCGGGCGAGGTGTGGGAGCGGACGATCAAGCTGCCGCCCGACTGGACGCCCAGCGTCCTGCGTTTCGTGGTGCTGGAGCGCACCGGGGGCGAGTACTGGGCGTTGCGCGTGTGGGTGCCGGGCAAGGGGCCGGGCACCGGCCGCCAGCTGTGGGTCGACCCGGCGTACTGGCATCAGCGGGGCGAGCTGGCGTTCATCGGCCCGGCCGGACCCAAGACCAAGGCCATGCTGCACCTCGGGTTAGGCTGAGGGCCAGGCTAAGCCCGCCACCCGCGAGGGATGATTGGCGGGCTTCCTGGTCTCTGCTGGTCCGGGCATGATGGACGCCATGACCGACCGGCGACGGTTCCCGCCGTGCGGGCGCACCTTCGACGGGCAGACCTGCCGACGCCGTGGCGAGCACCTGTGCGCGCCCCGCATCGCGCACGTGGTCGCGTTCTTCACCGAGCTGCTGGTCCACACGAAAGGTGACTGGGCGCGGCGTCCGTTCATCCCCGCCGAGTGGGAGCTGCGCGAGGTGCTGACGCCGCTGCTCGGCCTCGTGGAGTACGACCCCGGCTGGGGCCGCTACCTCCGACGCTACCGCGAGCTGTACCTGTCGGCGGGCCGCAAAAATGGCAAGACCGAGCTGATCGCCGGGCTCATGCTCTACCTGCTGATCGCCGACGACGAGGATTCCGCCGAGGTCTACGGCCTGGCGCTGGACAAAGACCAGGCCGGGCTCGCGTGGTCGGCCGCCGCCCGCATGGTCGCGCTGTCGCCGATCCTGAACGACCGGCTCGACGTGGCCCGCGGGGTCCGCCGCATCTACGACCAGCAGACAGCCAGCTTTTTCTCGGTCACGGCCGGGGACGCGATGGGCGCGCTCGGCCCGTCCCCGTCCGGTGCCTACATCGACGAATTGCTCAGCCAGCCCGACCGCGAGCTGTACGACGCGCTGCGCACCGGGTTCGGGGCGCGGTCGCAGCCGATCCTCGTGCTGGCGACCACCGCCGACAACGACCCGACCGGCTTCGCGGCTGCTGAGCGCGCCTGGGGCGAGCGGGTGCTGGAGGACCCCGAGCTGGATCACGCCCGGCTGGTCGTGCTGTTCGCGGCGCCCAAGGACGCCGACTGGACCGATGAGGCCACGTGGGCGCTGGCCAACCCGGCGCTGGGGGATTACCTGGATCCGCGCATCCTGCGCGCCGAGTGCGCCAAGGCCGTGAACAACCCGGCCGAGGAGCGGGCGTTCCGGCAGTACCGGCTGAACCAGCAGAGCACCCAGCTGGGCCGCGCCGTCGACCTCACCGTGTGGGACACCGCCCCGGTCCCCGAGCTCGAGCTGGCCGGCGCGACCTGCTACGCCGGGCTGGACCTGGCGTCGACCATCGACCTGGCCAGCTACGTGCTCGACTTCCCCGCCGAGGACGGCAGCCACGACGCGCTGTTCCGGGTGTTCGCCCCGGAGTCGGCGGTCAAGGGGCTGGACAAGCGGACGGCGGGGAAGTTCTCGACGTGGGTCGCGGCCGGGCTGGTCACCGTGACCGAGGGAAACGTCATCGACTACGACGCCATCAAGGTCGCGCTGCGGGCCGACGCCGAGCTGTACGACCTGCAAGAGATCGCGTTCGACCGCTGGGGTGCGACCCAGCTGTCCACCGACCTGCTCGATGAGGGCTTCCCGCTGATCCAGACCGGGCAGGGGTTCGCGTCGATGAGCGGGCCGACCAAGGAGTTCCTGCGGCTGGTCGCGTCGGGCCGCTACCGGCACGGCGGTAACCCGGTGGCCCGGTGGCAGGCCGCGAACCTGATCACCCGCACCGACCCGGCGGGCAACCTCAAGCCCGACAAAGCCAAGTCGGCTGACAAGATCGACTCAATCGTTGCCGCGATCATGGCGCTGGACCGCGCCATCCGGCACGCCACCGCGCAGGACGACTACGCGGCGGCAGGGTTCTAGGAGGTGCCCGACATGACCGAACTGGACGACCTGCGCGCAGCAGCGGCGGCCAAGCTGGAATACCAGGCAGCCCGCGCCCGGCACTTCCAGGCGTACTACGACAACGAGGGCGGGATCATCGCGCTGCTGGACACCAAGGAGCGGCAAGTGTTCCGGTCGCTGCTGGATGAGGCCGGGGCCAACTGGTGCGAGCTGATCGTGAACGCCGTGGCCTCGCGGCTGACGGTGACCGGGTTCCGGTTCGGCACCGATGAGGACGACGAGCTGGCGTGGGCCATCTGGCAGGCCAACGCGATGGACGCCGACCACGAGCTGGTCCACACCGACGCGCTGGTCACCGGATCCAGCTTCGTGCTGGTCGCGCCCGACGAGGACAACCCGACCGGGGTGTCCATCACGGTGGAGTCCCCCGAGGAGGCGTGCGTGCTCTACCAGCCGGGCAACCGGCGTAAGCGGGTGGCCGGATTCAAGCGGTGGACCGAGGACCACGGGCGCACCACCACCGACGTGCTGTTCACCCCCGACGTGATCGCCACGTGGCGGCCGAACGCAAGCGGCCCGGCGATCGAGCGGAACGGGGGCGACACGCTGATCGAGCTGGTGCCGCAGCCACGTACCCGCAAGCCGCCGCGCTCCGAGCTGGTCTCCGCGATCCCGTTTCAGGACCGGATCTGCACCACGATCTTTAACAAGCTGGTCGCCATCGACTACGGGGCGTTCAGGCAAGCGTGGGCCACCGGGATCAAGGTCGCCCGCGAGGTGGTCAAGACAGCGGACGGCGAGGCGGTGCGCGTGCAGCGCCCGTTCGACATCGGGGCCAACAGGCTCTTGACGAATGAGAACCCGGACGGCCGGTTCGGCAGCTTCCCCGAGTCGTCGCTGAGCGGCTACCTGGCCAGCATCGAGCAGGACGTGGAGCACGTCGCGGCCATCACCCAGACCCCGCCCACGTACCTGCTCGGCCGCATGGTCAACCTGTCCGCCGAGGCCATCACCGCGGCCGAAGCCGGGCTGGTCTCCAAGGTCAAGCGCCGGGCGCTGCACCTCGGCGAGGGACACGAGGAGGTGATGCGCACCGCGTTGGGGCTGGTCGGCAGCCCGGCCGCCACCAACCTGGGCGCGGAGTGCGTGTGGGCCGACTTCGAGACCCGCAGCATCGCCCAGCTGACAGACTCGCTGGTCAAGATGCGGTCGCTCGGGGTTCCGCTGGAAGCGCTGTGGGAGCTGTACGGCGCGACCCGAGAGCAGGTCGACAGGTGGCACGAGCTGAACGAAGCCGCGCCCGCTGAACCGGAAGGAGCCCCCGTATGACCACGCCCCCCGCGCCGCCCACCGATCCCCCGCCGCCCCCGCCACCGCCCGCCCCGCCCCCGGCGCCGCCCGCGCCCCCGGGTGGCGGGCCGCCCGACCCCGCGGCCGAGCTGCGCGCGGCGCTCGACCAGGAGCGCAACGCCCGCAAGGAGCTGGAGACCGAGCTGGCCAAGCTCCGCGCGCAGGGCATGACCGAGACCGAGCGCGCCGTCGCCAAGGCCCGCGAGGAGGGCAAGGCCGAGGCCGCCCACGCCGCCGCCCTGGTCGTGGCTGCCGCCGAGTTCCGCGTGCAGGCCGCCGGGAAGATCGCCGACCCCGAAGCCGCGCTGGCTGTGCTCGACGTGGCCAAGCTGCTGGACGGCAAGGACCAGCCCGACAAGGTGGCGATCGGCAAGCTGGTGGGCCAGCTCGCCGCCGTGCCGCCCGCCCCCGGCCATGTGCCGCCCGGCCCCCGCGACCCCGGCGGGAACGGCGACGGCGACTGGCTCCGCGAGCAGATGCGCGGGGGCCGCCGATGACGTGGGGCGACGACGACCAGGGCGACGAGCTCGAGCTGGTGTGCCTGTCGTGCCTGATCCGGCCGCCCCGGCCCGGCTCGGTCTACTGCTCGCGGCTGTGCGCGGTGATGGGCCGCCTTCGCCGGTTGTGGGCCGAGGCCGAGCAGGCGCAGGCCGAGCTGCCAAGGCCCGCCGGGCTGTAGGCCCGGCGGCCAGCTGCCAGTGAGAGGCCCTGGCCCTGGCGGGCCGCGGGTGGCATGGTTGCACCCCCGTGGCCCCCAGGGGCTTACAAGCGCGTACAGCGCGGCGTATCCTGGCCCCGTTGCCGGTCGGCGGGAGGCCACCGGCAGCCGGTAGCCGAGTCCGGGTGCGCTTCACTGCGGAGGGATTCCCAGGCCG